AGCATCTCGAAGGTGGTGTTGAACTGCACCGTCTCCATGCTGGTTTCAAAAGGGGCGAGAGTTGCCACGGAGGGCTCCTGTCACAAGGGTTAAGGCCAATAGAGTTTTGCTCTACAGCCGTATCCTTTGACGGGGGCCGGTCGGGCGGGTAGGGTACGGGGGGCCGCTTCACACGTATCCCCATTCGGCCGGGCGCGCGGTCCATATTTCCCCTAAAAGCGGGGGACCTCGATGGACCCGAGGGCGGGAAGCGCGCATTACACGACGCCCTATACGCCCGGCCGAATAGATAGATTACGCTATGGTAGGCTTGGTGTCAACTAGGAGAGATGACGATTTTTACCGAGGTCGCATTGATGACTGTGACCACCAGTTGCCCGAGCGGGAAATAGATCCCCCTGGTGCCATTGCTCGACCAAGCGTTCTGAGAACCCCCAACTGTCCCGATCAGGATTTGCGATTTGTAGTTCCAGCGGGCGCTGACAGAAACCTTGTATTGCCCGGCAGCGATTGGCTCATCGGTTAGCGTGGTCCCCAGGATCAGACCTTGCATTATGAACGCTGTTACGCCTGGCGGAGTGGGGGGTGCCGGCGCTACCCCTACCGTAGCCGTGGCGGATAGGATGAAGGCTGGGGACGTAGCGGAGAGGGCCGCAGTGACAATTGAAAGAACCTGAGCCGTACCTACCAAGGTAAAGGCTGGAATAGTGACTGCCAGGCTGCCGGCTGAGATTACCCCGGCTGTTCCTACCAGAGTGAAGGCAGGCATGGTGGCCGCGAGAGAACCGCTAACTACTCCACCAGATACCGTAGCCGTGCCAGCCAAGGTAAGATCAGCGATCGTCTTAGCAAGGGTCGCCGCAGTGATAACTGTCCCGGTGCCAGCCAGCGTGAAGTTGGGCATCGTGACGGCGAGCGTGGCACCTACCGGGATTGTCGCTGTACCCGCGAGCGTGAAGGCCGGCATCGTCGTAGCAAGAGTGGCACCGATCGGAACCGTAGCCGTACCCGACAACGTGAAGGCTGCTATGGTGCTGGCAAGTGTAGCGCCTACCGGAACCGTAGCCGTGCCAGCCAGGGTGAGGTCTGGCATCGTAACTGCCAGGGAACCAGAAGCCGCCGATGCTGCCGGCGAGACCGCCATGACAATGGCAGCGAATGTAATAGAAGAAAAATTGTAGGTGTTGGCGAGGGCTCCTGTGCCCCCGGCTACCCCATTGGTGTCAAAGATGAACCCTAGTGTGAATGCTGCTCCATCCACAACCTTAGTCAGCACCGTATTGGTGAGTGAGTTAGTAGTGCCGGGGCCGCACCCAGAGATGACCCAGGAGTTTGCGTTGCTTAAAGACCCCGAAGGGGCGGATTGCGAAGTCTCTGCAACGTCGGAAACATAGGTTTCTACTGTTCCATCGAGGCTGCCACTCGTTCCGCTATAATTGGCGCTAACCGCCAGTAGATAATTGTCCGACCCATTCGCCTGCGCGATGACTAAATTATTCGCCCCGGTTGGGGGGTTGAATAAATAGTACATAGCGCAAGCACGAATAACAGGAGTATCAGAAGGTTCTGATCCCGCGAGGGTCATTGATTGACCCCCGTAGGTAGCACTTGTTATCGTCTGCCCGCCATTGAGGCTAGTATATGATCCAGTGATAAAAACGACGTATAGGTTAGAGGCTGCGTTTACGGTATCACTTACCGTCCACGACCCCGACGCGCCTCCGTTGTTTCCTAGATCAGCAGAGCCCTGCCTGGCAATCGCCACAGGTTATGCACCCGGAGCGGTGATCGTGAAGCCAGTAATGTCGATCGTCTGCCCATTGGTGATCGTTCCGTTGAAGGACAGGTCGCCCGAGCTAATGCCAGCGGTGCCCTGAATATGCGTGGTGCCGCCACTTGTCTCCAGGCGAAAGTACCCAGGAGTAGCAGCAGACCCGGCAGATGCGGTACCGGCGATAGTCAGGCCCGATAGGGTCATTGTCTCAGCGGTAGCCTGAGCAAATGGTTCCGTCGAGCTTTCCGGGGTGCCGAGGGCGATCGTCGCCAAGAGGTTCCCGGTTGCCGAAGCCGCACACGTGGCCGGGACACCAGCCGAGTTGTCATAGACCAGCATGTTGGAACCTGAGCCCAGCAGCGCGTTGACGATGTTCGCGCCTGACGAACTGTTGTTCAGCATGTAATTGCGGTAGGTGGTGGAGAATTGGAGAGCCATCAGACAGCTTTCAAATAGAGGGCCGCTTCCTGTTTGCGGCGATTGAGGAGGCCGGGAACCACACAAAGGCACCCGTCGATATGGGCTTTATCCCACAAGAGAAAGGCAGCTTGTGCGCCATACCAATCAGCCGCCAAGTGCTTTTTCAGGACCGAGGAACTGAGGAAGGCATTGACCCCAATGTTGTAGGCCAGGCTCACCATCGCATCGAACCCGTTCTGATTAGTGGCTGACTGCTTACAGGTGTAGAAGTCCACCGCCCTGGCGAAGCGAGCCGTGTCCATCATCAGGAGTGACATAGCCTGGTCCTGGGTGATATGATCTCCAGGGTTCACGTCGCCTGTATGGCCGCAGCCGATCGTCCAGACGCCAGCCACGTCCTGGTAGGCTACTAGCTTGGTGCCTTCGAGGCCGGCTATAAACGTAGCCCCTGCGGTGGACAGTTTCATCAACCTACCTCACAAATTCCGTCGAGAGAAGTACCAGGGTGAACGAAGGTGCCGTCGCGGCGCACTGAGACCCGCGTGATGTGCGTTACTTTATCACTGAGATCGAAGTCGCACCAGACCTTGTAACCGCCCAGCCCTCTAGCCTTACGGCAGAACGACATATCTGAGCCTACGAAGTCCTCCAGTTTCTTCCCATACAGGTTGGGAAACCACGGAAATGGAAGTTTCCGAAACACATCTGTATGGACAAGCATAAGGCCGCTTGGGAGCCATTCCACTTCCTGGCAGCCATGATCGAGTTCGTCTGGGTTCCCATTCAATCCGCACGGTGGCATAAGGCCCCAAGGTGTTTGCCGCATCCGATACTGACATCCTACAATATCCTTCTTCCTGGCAAGCAGACGATCAAGGCTATCAGCAGGAAACTCATGGTCACTGTCCACAAATAAGATAGCATCCATGCCGAGTTTAAGAGCGTTCCCAACAATTCCGTTGTGATTACGATCAATGTACCCATCCTGCGAGAATGAGACCGCCGCCAACTTCGTGGTGCCGACGAGCCCCAGGATTGCTAGTGCGGTCTGAGGGATAATGTTCTCACCCATTGGGCAGCCGAGGAAGACCTTCACGCGCGTCTCACTGCGAAGTTGGCTTCCCTAAATCGGAACGGGGTGCGGGCTTCTTCGGGTTCGTTCAGAATATTACACACATCCTGATCGTCAGTGCCAGAATTGATGAAGGTGGTCGAGCGGATAACCATCTCCCTAAAGTTCTTGGGCGTCGGCTTGCCGCTCGGCATCACCAGGTTGTCCTTATAGACCAGGTTAATCTCGGCTGCGATCCGCTCCCAATTCGAGGTAGTGAGGAACACCCTGGTTTTGACAGGGTGCACCAAGTCAGCGATCAGCCTAAGCTTTTCGACATTGACTTTCATTTACGGGCCTTCTTCTCATCGAGGGTAAGCTGAACCTGCATGGTCATCAGCTTGGTCAACTCGGCGATCTGTTGCGAGAGAACGGACAGGTCACTGGTGGTTTGTTGAGCTTCCTTGGACTTTGGCTTACCACCGCCCTTAGTCCAACCCTGGCTGTCCGCGAAATAGAGAACATCAGTGTACTTCGCGTACATGCCGTCATCGGCTTCCTGCACGTAGGGAACGCGGCGGATGCGCTCTACCTTGGTTTTATTGCCGTGGATGTCGGTTCCATCTCTCCAATAGCGCTCGTTGCGGTTGGCGTCCTTGGGCTTCCCGAAATCCCCCGTGTTATAGGCCACCCGCTGCCCCATTGCGTTTGCGTGGACAAGGGGCCATACATCCCGCACATCGAGACCGTAAAACTTGGCGATGTCATTAACGTGAACGATAGGAGTTGGTTCTTCAAGCTGCTTTCCTTCGATGATAACCTGTTCACCACTATCGAAACTGGCGCTGTCCTGCATGGAGGTAACGACGAGAACACGCATCCCGTCTCTGTCTTCAACTGTGTGCATGATCTCTACCTACGAAGATGATTGGGATTGGACGCGATCAAGCGATCCAGTTCAGCGATCTTTACCCGCTCGGGGCTCCGGTCGCCATTGTTGATCCACTTATTGACGAAGACCTTATCACGCATCAAGTCGGCCTTCTCAGCCAACGCCTGCTCATAGGTCATGGCCGGAGCGATCGTGGTGCTGTCCCCGGTATGGAATTTGGCTTCGCCCATGCGGGCATCGAGGTTACGGAACATCTCCATGACGACGGAATATCCCGCCGTACTCTCAAGTGCCGTCACAGCCTCTGGGGTGATCCCTGGGATGGTGGAAGCCGCTCTCTGGGCTGCGAGTAGGTTCACATCGTAATTAGGCCCCCACGAGGCCCGTAGCTTCTCCAGTTCAAGGTTCTTCGCCACGGTGGCAGCAGCGGCGTTGGCTTCTGCCCTGGAGCCTTCATAGGCCACGAACTTCTGCATGAACGCATCCGCCTTGTCGGCAGGGATGCGAAGCTCGAAAGCGGCCGCGCGGGCCGTCTCAACCAACTTGGGATCGAGCTTGTCCTGCCCGGTGAACTGGTATTCCTCAGCCTTTTCCTTCGCGCCGAGCTTGCCCCAGAACGCCTTCTGAGCCTCGGCATCGTCAGCCTTGGGCATCCGCAGGAGTTCATCCTTCGGGATGCCGATCAGCTTCTCAGCGCCCTTCCAAGCCTTAGTAAGCTCGATGGCAGCCTCAGCCGCGCTCAGCTTATCCCAGCCCTTATTCTGGACGTGGCCCAGGTTCTCAGGGTCTAGCGCCGCAGTCCATGGTGTATCCGGGACGATTGGGGTATCACCATCAGCCATTGGCGATCACCATACGGTTCGCGGCCTGGACAAACTCATTCCAGCGCGGGTGAGTACCGAAATATTCAGCGGCGAGGTTCTGCAACCCCTCCAGGTTCAATGCGTGTTGAATAGGAAGATCAGCGACAAGGCGCTTCACGACCTTTAGTTCTGCTCGGATTTCCGAGGGTGTTGACGGAGTGTCAGCCACGGTATTCCTATTCGCCCTGGATGAAGGGAAGACCAAGCTGGCAGCGGGCGATCTGCTCAGGGGTCAGGTTTAGCATCGTGTTGATATGGAGCCAGAGTTGCCGGCGTCCTTCGTTGAGTAGCGATTGCCGCTCATCAGCGACGAAAGTGGTCGCGTTCGCAAAGCACCTACCCATCAAATCCTGGAGCACTACCTGGCCATCTTTCCCGAGGAAAGCGGCACGATAGAGGTCTTGCATCTGGGTAAGGGTCATGGGCCTTGAAATCCTTGGTTGTTAGTAATCTGACCTTGTTGGTTTGGCACACCCGGCATCCCCGTACTTGGTGTACCACTTAGAGCACCACCAGTATTTTGCCCAGCGCCCGCTTTATCGCTGATGGCCTGTGCCTTCATGATAGCCGCCTTACCCGGCAACTCCTTAACCTGATTGGACCGTTCCTCAGCATCAGCCCGGGCCTTGCGCGCCTTGGCTTTCTGTTCATCGGAAGAGAACCAGGAGGGTGGGGTAGCAGACTGTTTACCCATAGCAGCGATCGAAGTGTCGAAGTCGAAGTTATCCATCAACGACGGATCACCAATCGCTTGGCTGGTGGCAGAGGCCCACTCCACAATTCGCATAAACCCAGCGCTCTCCTGCGACTGCACCGATCTCGCGATAGGCGAAGAGTAAACAATTTGGTAGTCAAGTCCAGCTTTTGCTTCCTTGAGAATGGGAGGCACCGGGGGCAGTTTACGAAGCCAGGATAAAATATCAAGTTCGCGATCGTGGAGAGGACCAAGATACTCGCTACATTGGCGACCAATCGTCGGAGCCAGGAAGATACCGCGTTCATTGACGTATTCCAACACCTGGCGATAATTCATGTCGGTAGGATTTTCCATAATCATCTTAAACAGATTGACCAGGAAGGCGTCATTCACCCCGACTAGCTCATTCTCCATCATCTTCTCAGTGATCTGAATTTCACCAGTCGGAAGAATGTGCACAAGGGGTCGACCGTCAGGAGTTACACCCCCCGAGTTAAACGAGCCCGAGTTTGTGCGTAAGTCGAGAAGCCCTGTGTCTCCAATGAGATAAGCAGGATCAGATGCACGATGTCCTTGTTTGAGGAAGATAGCTTTCTCCGCGTTGAGCGTTTTAAGGCTTGCGAGCACCATCTGAGCAGGCCCGCGCCCATAGTCCTCATCGGGGGCCTGCATATAAGACCCATATGCCAGAGGCATAGTGCGGTATCCACTCTCTTCAAGAATGCAGTGACCTTGGTACGAAATGTAAACGCTCTCGTACTTCTTGCCCTTCGGGGAGAGCAGAAAACCCGGATTGTAATCATCACGCGGGCGCACGATGTGTAGGAAGTCGTATAGCTGCGTGCTCGAAATCTGTAGTGCCGCTTCAAGGACCGGAACAACCTTATCCTTCCACTTGCGCTTGGCCTGCTGAGCGGTAAGGCGAAAATGACGGATGAAGCCCACGACCCGGCGCTGATGGTCTCGAATAACATAAATCTCACCAACCGGGGTAGCTAGGTATCTCGGGCCGCGCTTCTTGGGGTCAACAGCGTCACAATACTCGTCAACGAACATTCCCATGTTGCCGAAGACGCCGAGGCCCTGCATATTCTGGGAATTTTGCCCAATGAAGTTCGCTTCGGGCTTGTAGCGCTCCATCCACATGATCTTAGTCAGTTGCTCGTAATAGAGAGCAACTTCCCGGCGTTTCATCAGGTATTCGCCATTCTCACCACCAGCGCAGACGGCAGACCTCATAAGATTGGTGGGCGTCAGCAGCCATTCGGCAATGGCACCAAATCTGTGCGATGACACCTGAGCAGTGGTGTCAAGCTGGTATTGCTGACGCTTCATGCCAGGAGCAACGTCGCGACCGAAGAA